GCGAAATTATTCCAATCTTTTTTATTTTGGCAATCGTGACCTAAAGAAGCCCATGCTTTTAATAAGCTTTCCAATTGAACCCCTAAATTAGCCTCTGCCCTTACTTGAGATTGACTTAAAGCGGGTGCTTCATTTCTATCAATAGCGTATTTTCTAATTAAGTTATAACTCATTTATGCACCTCTCCAGCTGGCTTTGTGTATGTTAGCATTTGGGTATGCTACAAATCTGGCTCCTACGGATTCTATAATATCCCATACTTCGCCATCATCTAAAGAACCGTGTCTAGTTCCGAAGCCGTGCAAATTTGCCCAGCCTACCGTATGGCAATAAAGGGAATTAGTGCCTTCCATTTGTGAACCCATCATTTCTATATAGAAATTGTGGATACTCATTATTCTACCGTCAAAAACGATGAAGCCGACTTTATTAGTTTGATATGTTGTTTTAGTCATGTCTTTTACCTCTATATTACACACGGTTTCCAAGTATATAAAGGTTGGGGTCAAAAAGGTATATAAGTATAGGGGAGCCTTATATACCCTAATATATAGCCCGCTCGCACTTTACAGAAATCGCTGTGGTTTCGCTGTGATTTTTTACCCCCCGGGGGTGATATAAGGGTCGGGGGGTGGTAGGTGCAATACTATTTTGCTATTTTCATCTTCCTACCACGGATGGGGTCGTAGGTCGTGAGAACCCACTCGAGCTAACCACGGGCTTCCAACCGCGTCAGTCATGAGCTGTCGAATCAATAGCAACCTAGACACGCGTGTCTCTTGCTACTATTGTCCTTTTGCCCTTCGCCATTCTTGTCAAGCAACCCCATTATTTTTATTCGGGTATTAGCCGAACCTAATAAAGGTGCATCTTACCAAAGATGCCTTACTTCATCCACTTGGACCTGCGAGTGGACGTTGGTAGTCGCCCAATCTTAAGCCAAAGCTTCTGAACCTGTGTTAGTGTCATACTTCTTTTACCTCTATTTTAACTGTAGCGAGAGAGTATATAAGGGTTTGGTCCATTTTAGTATATAAGGCACGAGGGAGTATATATACTGCGTTATAGTTTCCGCTCACCTTTTTCTGTTTTATTTTTCACACACCCCCCGTCTAAAAAAAGGTCACCCCCTCCCTTTCTTCTTATCGTCTAGTGGTTTAAACAAATCGAGCTATTTTTTGAAAGTGCTTAATTAATATCTATACATAGATAAAACATTATGGAGCCTACTATCTCTATATATCTCTTAAGAGACTATACACAGTGTTAACAGAAAGTTTTATATACTGTGATTGCTTACTTAGAAACAGTGAAAAAAAATGTCAAGAAAAACTCAAAATTCAATCAAGTGGACTTGTAATGAAATCCGCGACTTGCTACTGAGCAAGAACAAGGCTTATGGTGATTCAGCTATTGAGCCTGATAATATTTTTAGTAAGCTCGATAATGCACAAGCAATCTGTGCACGTATCGACGACAAACTCAGTCGTATCAAGAACAGTGGGCTCGATGATGCAACTGAAGACACGCTCGATGATTTGATAGGATATCTTATCCTGCTCAAAATAGCAAGGCAAGATAAAGCCGAAGGGGTGACTGTATTTACCACGTGTAATTGTGAGTATGGTCATCAAAATTGTACATGCCAAGTAGAGCCTGAAGAAGGATACATTCCTCCATGGGCTCATGAAGTAAAGGTCTTCACGAATGTGCAACCCGATTTGAACAAGATGCGTCAAGAAAAAGAATACTCTCAACCCTTAGAACCTAAAAGAGTTGTAAGGACTGGACCTCGTAAAGATACTATTGTCATCAGTGAAGCTAGTGATTAATGGAGCTTAATACATGATAGAAATGAAAGACTTATTAGAAGAGCCGTTGGTGGCTAAGAGTATAGAGTACGGTGGTAGAGTAGAGCCTTTGATAATACCACACGACAAATCAGAAGGGTTAGGTTTATGCAACCCGTCGATTTGGCAGAAAGGTAAGAGTAGCACGTACTTAATCAATGTTAGAAATGTTTCTTACTATTTACATCATTGTGAAGGAGAACAAAAGTATCAAACACCATGGGGTCCTTTAAATTATGTTAGACCAGATAATGACCCTTACTTGAGAACAGACAACTTCCTTTGCGACTTTAGTTTAAGAAATATGAAATTAACTAATCCACGTAAGGTAGACACGAGTAAATTCCCTAAAGAACCTGAGTGGGACTTTGTAGGATTAGAAGATGGACGTATAGTAGAATGGGATGGAAAGAAATATTTGACTGGAGTAAGAAGATACGCACCAGATGGTAAAGGTAGAATGATACTATCTGAAATAGACATATCCAAAAAGACAGTCAAAGAAGTAAACAGGTATCTCATAGAACCTCCGAAAGGGGAGGAGGATGCATACTGTGAGAAAAACTGGATGCCTATATTAGATAGGCCGTTTCACTACGTGAAATGGTCAAATCCTTTACAAGTAGTAAAGGTAGATATAAATTCAAGTCAACCATCTAAACTAAAATCAGTAGAAGTATGCAAGTCTACTGTTGTATTTCAAGATGACAAAACATTAGATTTACAATTAGACCCTCGTGGTGGGTCACAAGTTATACCATGGAAAGATAATACTTATCTAGCTATAGTACACGAATGTGATTACTGGCATAACGAAAAGAATGATAGAGATGCCCACTACTACCACAGATTTTTACTATGGGATAAAGATTGGAATTTAGTTAAATACTCTAAACCATATAAGTTTATGGATGGAAGAATAGAATTCTGTTGTGGTATGGCTAACCATCCTGACGCAGATGACGTATATGTTACCTATGGTTTCCAAGACAACACTGCTTACTTAACACATATACCAGCAAAAGTTATTGAAGATATATGGCTATGAAAGAGTATTGGAAAACTACAGAGTGGCCTACGTTAGAAATAACAACTTCTATACCCAAAGCAGGTTGTATAGTAGATTGTGTATTCTGTCCACAACGAGTTCTCCAAAAAGTGTGGAATTCTGAACACTTTACCACAGATAAAGAAAGAACACTTACATTAGATAATTTTAAATTAGTTATTGATAAACTACCTAAAGAAGTTAGAATAACTATGTCAGGTTTTACAGAGCCTTGGTTAAACAAACGTTGTACTGATATGTTACTGTATGCACATGAACAGGGGCACAGGGTCTCTGTATTTACAACAGCAGTAGGCATGTCTCTAAAAGATGTAGAAAGAATTAAGGATATACCATTCTGTGGAGGACCTAATGGTGGGTTTACTTTACACTTACCTGATAAAGAATATAAAGCTAAACACCCAGTTAATAAAAAATACATACAAGTTTGTGAAGCATTAAAGAATGCTAATATACAAAACTTTACAACTATGGCTATGGGAACAGTACACCCTGAAGTAGAACACTTATACCCTGACGAAGAAGTAAATAAATATGATATGTGGCATAGAGCAGGTAACCTGTTAGGAGAAGCACAACTTAAACCAGAAGTGATAGAAGTATGGGATGAGTTTAAATCTATCTTACATACTAGCGAAAAGACATGTGGATGCATAGAAGGTTTATATCATAATATTCTTTTACCTAATGGTGAAGTCTCTCTATGTTGTATGGATTATAACTTAGAAGAAATACTTGGTAATTTGTTTACAGAAGAATATGATGACATATTACCACCACCTAATTTTACTTATGATATGTGTATGAGATGTGAGAATGGTATTAATCCACCTAAGGAGACATCAGTTAAAATGGTGGAGGGTGAAACTATAACTTCGTTAAGTAAGGATAGTTTTCTATTACCAGAGGCTATGATTCAATATCTACAAGTTCCTACTAACGCAGTTCCAGAATCTGACATTATACAGTGGGCTAAAAGATTTGGAAATAAAGATAAAACATTTATTGATGTAGGGGCCCACATAGGAACCTATACGTGGAACTTAGCATCAGAGTTCAAACACACACATTCATTTGAACCAACCAAAGAAACCTATAATTATTTATGTTCTAACGTATTACTAAAGAATTTATCTTTGAATGTAACTACACACAACACTGCTTTATCGGATGAAGAAAAGCAGACTATATTTTATGAGAGAAGTGAAGATGGTGGAACAAATGGTTTAAAACTAGGAGATTGGTTAGGTATGAATCAAAATCAATATAGCGTACAAACTAGAACTTTAGATAGTTATGGTCTAAGAGATATAGGTTTTATAAAACTAGACGTTGAAGGATATGAACTGCAAGTTCTCAAAGGTGGTACACAAACAATACAAAACAATGGTTACCCTCCTATATTATTTGAAAGTTGGCCTTCTACTAACGAAACAAACACAAAACTTAAACACAACCTTTTTAACTACCTCTTTGCATTGGGGTATAACATAGGAAGTACACCAAACCCAGAAATATTTATAGCAATAAAGGAAAGACAATTATGACATTACAACTAAAACTAGAAGAATACATCTTAGACCCGGATGAACCTATCAATAGCTTTGAATTAGGTTATGAGTATGAACTCAAGGGACAATACGCATCTGCCATGGGGTATTATTTAAAATGCGCTGAATTGACAGATGATGATAAGTTAGCATATGAATGTTTACTTAGAAAGGCGCAGTGCTACAATGAGTTACCTGATAGACAAGCACACGTAAGAAACTGTTGTTTATTAGCAGTAGCAATTCTACCGGGCAGACCAGAAGCTTATCATCTACTTAGTGTACACTACGAAAAGATTGGACTATGGCATGAATCATATTCTTGGGCTGTGATAGGTCAAAGACTTAATGGTATAGCCAAAGGGGACACACTAAACACATATGTTAACTTTCCGGGCTTTTTTGTTTTACCATTCCAAGAAGCAGTGGCTTTATGGTGGATAGGTAGGTTTGACGAATCTCGTGCTAAGTTTCATGAGCTTAAAGAGTCAGGAGAACTGAATGATGAATACGCAGGTCATGTACAATGGAACATTGATAATCTTGAAGGTAGAGATGCAGACTCAATGGTAAAAGATAAAGCCATAACTAACAAAGAAGAAATTATTAAAAAGATACTAGCAAAGCAAGGTGCAGATAAATGAAAGTTGACGAAATAGGATTTATATCAATTGAAGATTTTGAGAAGATGAAAGAGTTAGGTATAGATAATCCAAAAGATTATTTTGATTACATTAATAATGAAACTATAGATGAAGATGTCGAAGCCTTATTACTTAAGTCCGTAGAGCATGTAGAAGTTAATGATAGGATGCCTAACATTATAGTAATAGATAATTTTTACAACGACCCTGATTCTGTAAGAGATTTTGCTATGACTAGAAATTTTGTTCCTCGAGGAGAACATGGAGCAGTAGGTCATAGAACCTTAGAACATTATCATTTTAAAGGTATTAGAGAAAAGTTTGAATCTCTTTTAAATAGTAAAACAAAAGAAGGAACAGAACTAGGTGGTTGGGATTATCAAACCAATGGAGTATTCCAACACTGTATGGCAGAAGACCCATTTGTTATACACGCAGATACCCAACAATGGGCAGCAATGGTATACTTAACACCAGATGCGCCCGTAGAGTGTGGGACTAATATGTACAAACATAAAGACACCCAATTAGATAGAATTGATGGTGAGCATTGGGATATATTTAAAGGAAACTTTTACGATGAGACTCCTTTTGAATTAGTAGATAGAATTGGAAACAAATACAATCGTTGTGTTGTAATGGATGGTAAAGCTATACATGCAGCATCTAAATATTTTGGAGACTCTATAGTAAATGATAGACTATTCCAAATATTCTTTTTTGATACGGAGGATAACAATGAGTGAAGACAAATGGACTGCAAGTCATATGAGGTTGAGCCCCAGTAAGATTAATACTTACTTAAAATGTCCACGTGAGTTTTACTATAACTACATAGCTAAACTACCACAGAAAAAAACTATACATCTATTTAGAGGTACTTTAGTACATCAGGTGTTAGAAGATTTATTTAAAAAGAAATTTAGAACTTTACCACAATGGGAAAAGGGTGGACCAGCTATTTGGGTTCAAGACCAATTTGAAAAAGGATGGGAAGAAAAAATAGCTAAACACAAATGGTTATGGGAAGTTCATACCAACGAAGAGATGGATGCTATGTATAAAGAAACAGAAGCTCTATTACAAAACTTTGTAGGTAGTGTAAATAAAAAACTAACTGAAATGGTAGACTGGAAGATATTTAAAAGTAAACAACAAGCTTGGAATGCAGTAGCACCTAAGTACGCAGAAAAATGGGTTAAGTCTCAGGAGTATGCAATAGTAGGAGTTATTGATGTTGTATGTAGTGATTTTGATGGAGGAACTACTTTACTAGATTATAAAACGAGTAAGCGCTACGGAGCATACTTACCAGAGGAATATTATCGCCAGTTGATTATCTATGCTTTCTTATACACTTTAGAGATGGGCGAGATGCCGACATTCGTAGGCGTTAATTACCTCCGCTTTGATGATACCTTTTTTGTTAAGGTTAATCAAGAAGTGCTTGATGAAGCTAAAGACTTAATTAAGATGGTACACGACTGCATTAAAGAGCGTGAAGAATATGAAGACCGTTATGAACAAGTTCCACAGAACTTATGTAAATGGTGTTCGTTCCACAAATCGCAGGGTGGTCCTTGTGACGCAGAGATTCCTAAATGGGAACCTAAGTTTAAAAAGCGTAAGAAAGAAAATTATAGTGATATCGACCCAAAAGTAAAAGGACAGATAGAACTAGAGAATCAAGACCAATTCCCAGAGTTCGACTAAGGAAACCTTTAAATATGCGCGTTGTGTAAAAAGATACATGGCGCGCGATGATTATGGAGCTATTTCCGTAATCTCTGATGAAGAACGTGAAGCATTAGGGATAGGAGGTAGAAGACCAGACGAAGAAGAAGAAGGTCTTTTTGAGACCATTGGTAAAGCTGGAGATAAACTAGGAGAGACTCAATTAGGTAAAAAATTAGGTTCAATACTAACAGTTTTAATTTTAGCAATGTTTGGTAGTGGTACCGTAGACATCGGCGTATTAGAAGACATTTTTGGAGGGGAAGACGAACCCATGTTAAAGGGTGGATGCATGGACCCAACTGCTATAAACTACAAACCGGATGCAGATTTTGATAACGGTAGTTGTGCTTTTCCCCCTCCTGTTGTGTATGGGTGTACGAACCCCGAAGCAGATAATTATAATCCACAAGCTACTCATGACAATGGTAGGTGTCAATTCCTTGGTGGACCGGGAGATAATCAAACAGGAAATCAAACACAAACTAATGAAACAGTTTATGGATGTATGGATATAGAAGCGCAGAACTATAACGAGCGCGCTGAAGAAGATGACGGGAGTTGCGAGTATGAAGAATATAACTGCACTTCTAATCAAACTTATTATTATAATGGTTTACAATATGGAAACTATTCTAGAGAAGATAACTCTTTAAATATCACTGTAGACATTGACACTAATTGTGACCAAGATACTTTACCCGTGATGATATGGTATGACGTAGGTCATATAAAGATAGAGGATAACGAAACAGTGTGGAATGGCTATATGTATAACAATTACTTTTTTAATGTTACTGGATGGGAAGGCAACGAACATGAGTTACGTTCTGGTCCAGAATATTTTACATCCCCTTATACTGGTTGGTATACTATTTATACTAGTCTGTATGCAGATTGGGGAAGAAATGGAACGTATGAATATGTCACCTCTTGGTGGGTGGACGATATAACACTGGAGGAAGAATGAAAAGAAATAGATATAAGAAACTATTAGAAAACATAGGGGAGGAGGAATGAAAGCACAACAGATGCTTGTTCTCACAAATATGTTAGCTAAAATTATATCAGAAGTAGATGACTTGAAAGCTATGATTAGACAAGCAGTTAATGAAACCTTTGAAGAAAACTACGAAGGTGAAGAGGAGTGATAGAGTGGATAGTAATACTAGAGATACTGGCAGTAGTAATGGCTGCAATGTCTATTGTAATTGCTTTAGGGGTACTTGTCAATTTTGCGCGCCAAGCATTAAAACAAGTAACACCAAAAATAAAATCCATTCCAAAAAAAGAAATCAAGGAGAAACCAAAGATGAGTAAAGAAAAAGGAGAAGGAGTTACATTTAATGACATCTTCATGTTCATGATTGCTGTACCTTTAGTTTTGCTTTGGGTTGGGTTTGCAGGTTTCGTTATACATACGGGATTAAATAACTCAGCAGTTCTTGAAAACATTGAAGCATATACAACTTTGATAGCTATATTAGGAGGCCCAGCGCTTCTTATTATTAAAGATGCATTAGATGTTTGGAAACAAGAACAAGCTGAGAAAACTGCGTTCTATAAAATAAAAGCACAAGCTGTTATTGATTATAACGAGCAAGCTCAGAAGCAAGACCAAATGATTGAATCTAAGCAACAAGAACAAGAACATAAGATGGAGTCTAAAAAATGAACGACTTTGAAATAAGAGAATTGTACGAACAAGTACAAAAAATAGAAGAGGAACTAAAGATGATGAAACAATATAACGGTGGCTGTTGCCACGAGAACTGCAACTGTGATTGTTGCGACAAGGAGGAATAATGCCAACTGAAGAGATGTATAAAAAATACGAAGCCAACCAAACTAAAGATAAGGTTGTTGAATCTTCTGCTGGCGGTTTATTCGAAGGTGAACATTTTGACCAGAACAATCCTTCTGGCAAGCTTTACTACGAACACCCCTCACAAGAAGAAATAAACGCTATGGCAGCTGCATCCCATAAACCTATAACAAGTTATGAGGATATGCCAGAGAATATAAAAAACAAACCCGGTCTTAATTCGGATGCACTTTTACCAAATGTTGCATACATAGAAATGGTAGGAGCTACGCAGAGGCCCGGTGACCGTAGACTAGGTCAACAAGACATTGAGGAATAAGTATGGCTAGTGTAAATAAAAAAGAAAATATTGATAAAACACTAACCATGCGTAAAAGTGGTTCTGGAGAAAAAGTCTTTAGCCATGTAGGTGGTAAGACTCATGCTTTAGAAAAGAAAGCTATCTCTAAGAAAGAAGCTCTTAAACAAATTAGAGATGTTACAGAAGTAGAAATAGCAGAGAGAAAGCACCACGGCCACCATATCGGTAAGAGACAACACTCAAAGAATAAATATAAATAAATATGGCCCCACGAAAGAAAACTTCAGCCGCAAAAAAGAAACAAGCGGCAGCTCGTAAAAGGAAAGGTGGGTCTAACGTAGGCAAGTATAAGAAAGGTATAGCATTTGCTGGACCCGCAGGTGGTGCGCCAGCAGGAAGTTATCCTATTAACACACTAGCTAGAGCCAAGTCTGCTTTAAAATTAGCACACAACGCTCCAAGACCAGCAGGTATCAAGAGAGCAGTATATAGAAAATACCCTCAATTGAATCCTAAAAGAAAAACAAAGAAAACTACAAGGAAAAAGAAATAATGGCAAATCTTTATGACAATATGCGAAAAGCTCGCAAAAAAAGAAAGAAAGGTAAAAAGACAGCAGGGGTTAAACCTAAAACTTATAAACAGATGAAAAATAAGACAGGACCCTTCAAGAAGAAAAAAACTACAAGGAAAAAGAAATAATGGCACCAAAAAAGAAAAAAGACCCAAAACTAACTCGAGCAGGAGTATCAGGTTATAATAAACCCAAAAGAACTCCTAATCACCCTAAGAAGTCACATGTTGTTGTTGCTAAAGTAGGAGATAAAACTAAACTAATAAGATTTGGTCAACAAGGTGTAAAAACGGCAGGTAAACCTAAAAAAGGAGAATCTGCAAGACAAAAAGCCCGACGTAAAAGTTTTAAAGCACGTCATGGTAAAAATATCAAAAAGGGTAAAATGTCTGCTGCCTATTGGGCAGACAAGGTTAAGTGGTAATATGGCTTACAAGAAGAAAAAAAAGACCTCTAAGAAAAGGTACTAAGTAAGCTTTATATAGTAGGGTGGCCTACTATGTATAGGCTCTCGCAAAAGGGCCAAGGCTCCACAGGAAAACTTAACGCAAGTGCCACGTGGGAGTCCCAAATATGGAGATATATCACATATGAATGAAACAAATAATAACACAGCAGCCAATAACACAGCTGATAACAATACTGCCGACGATGGTGGTAATTTAACAGCTATATTGGATACTGTAGAAGAATCTGGAATGTTAGATGCTTTAATGGATGACCCATTACTTATGGCATTAGCTGCATTAGTATTAGGTTTAGGCGCTTATGTCGCTTATACTGTACCAGCAGTTAAAGCAATGGTCTTTAAATACTTAAAGAACAATGAAACAGAATTGATGGACATGTTGGACAAGAATCTAACTAAAGCACAGATGAAAGCTTTTGAAAAGCTTGACGAAACAGCACAAAAGCACGTAAAAGACTCATTAGTTCGAAATGTATTGGTTACAGCTTGGGATGAGAAAGATGATGAACTTGCCGCATTGGTAAAGTCTAAAGTCAAATCAGCCCTTGATGAAGGCAAATCACTTTGAACGAAAAGGAATACGAGCAAAGACTACGTGAGCGAGTGGGCGAAGGTGAATATGAACGTCATAAAGAACTTGTACGCTTGCTGGCTCGCAATCTTGCTCTTGAAGACATATTGTGGGAAGAAATTTCTTTACATATTCGGGATATTAACTTACGAACAGAGCTCTTGCGCCAAAGAAATTCAATCGTTCGTGACATACATACAGAATTCAGAGCCTTAAACATAGAAATACCAACTGTTGTAGAAAAAAGAACAGAAGGGTTTGCAGATTTTTTAGAAGGTTTAACAGATGACAAAACAAGTAGCGAAGGACAAGGGACTGAAAGCAGCACTGACAGCTAAAGGTTCTTTAGATTCAAGGAATTTAGAGGATATATTCGAAAGGTGTAGACATGATGAAGCTAAAATGCTTCAATTAGTTAGAGGTTTCTGTCAGACCTATTTAATAGATAATAAACAGAGACCATTAAAACTAAGACCACTTCAAGAAGAGATTATAGTAAAGTCTTTGACACACCCAGCTGGAGGCAAACAGCGCAAATTAGCAATCTTAGCCCCAAGAGGTAGTGGTAAATCCTACGCTTTGGCAGTTGCAGTCACTATTTACATGTTTTTTAAAAGATTCAGGGATTTAATATTCGTTTTAGCTCCATCAGAGGACCAAGCTGCCCTAATTTTCAATTATGTGTATAGAAATTTCAAAGATAATGCATTTTTAGATAGCTTAGTAGATAATTATCGTTTTCATAACAAGCCCAATATAACACTTAAGGGGGGCACAGTAATGCGTAGGGCTCCATTAGCGCCTACTAATCAAGGTCAAGCTATACGTGGACAACATCCTACTATGTGTATTGTAGACGAAAGTCCTTTAATTGATGATAGACTCTTTGTTGATAACGTAGAACCAGCGATAGTTTCAAATAAGGCCCCGTTCATAAATTTAGGTACACCAAAGTCAAAAGAGAATCACATGTATAGATATTTGTACGATGAAGCGTACGAAAATAGCTTTACAAGATTACATTTTACTTGGAGAGACGCGATAAAACCGGGCGATGCTTATACAGCGCCTTATACTGAATTAGAAATGTTAGATAAGATGACTGAATGGGGAGAAGATTCTATCTACTGGAAGACAGAATACGAGTGTGAGTTTGTAGAGAGTGTATCGAATATATTTACTCCAGAAAAACTAAAGGATTGCTTTGATGACTATAGACCATGGACCAGAGATACGCTTGGAGAAGGTGGAGATTTTCCTTCTAACATCACTGTCGGTGTTGATGTTGGTAAATCTATCAATTCTACTGTTATTACCGGATGGACAAGGGAAAAGTCTATGGGACAGGATAGTAGTGAGGATTATGCAAGACTCATTTATATTGAAGAAATCAGTCCTCGAAGTGGTGGACACGATATTCCATACCAACGTAAGCGTATCATTGACGTTTGTCGTATGTTGGGCGCTGATAAGCTTATTGTTGATTGTACAGGTATTGGTGGGGCGATTGAACAAGATTTAAGATTAGAATGTATTAATAGTAGTCCCCAAATAAACTTTATACCTTTCATTTTTACAGGAGGACCTAGAGGGTCTAAAACCCAGATATATAGAGATTATGTTTCTTATATCCAACAAAATAGAATTAAAGTTCCAAACCCAGAACATCTACCAGCTTCTCATAAGAAATTAGTTTTAAAATGGTATGCAGAACATAGAGACTTAGAATACACTATGGATGCATCTAATAAGACAGAAAAGATAGCCGCACCTTCGGGAAAACATGATGATTACTGTGATAGTTCTGTTATGGGTATACATGGGACGTTAAGTGTTTTACCGGGTTCTGCTACATTTACATCTACTAATAGAGGTAGTTCTCGAAGATTACATACAGAACCTAAAACTTATTCAAAAGGTGGCCTTTTTACAACAAGAGCACGCAATCATCGCATTAATAAAGGTTTCCCTATCTAACAGAAGCTTTATATACTATGGCGTGTTTATATAATAGTTGATAGCCATGTCCATATTCGATAGAGTGCGAAGAACCTTCGCTAGAGTAGGGAGCAATCCTCCCACGAAAAAGGATGACCCAGTAAGTTACGGAGCAGGTATAATTAGAAGACTTAAGCTCCAAAATAAACAATTTACAGGTCGCGGGAAAGGAGAGTTTGAACCACATATAGGTCAACCAAGAACTTATATGAACGTTTATCTTCAAGACCCAATTATAAGAACATTGATTGATTTACCATGTTTTTATGCAGTAAAAGATAATTTTGATATTGTTACAGAAGACGACAATACCAGAGAAAGTGTAGAAGAAATGTTTAGAGATATAAACATAGAACAAATATTATATGGCTGGGTTAGGAACGCCAGAGTATTTGGAACAGGATATCTGGAGTGGACCGGAGACAATTTAGTACTTCGTTCTAGTCAGAATATGTTTGTAAAAAGAAACGAACACGGTCAAGTAATGTATTATTATCAAGAAATTGGTGATGATAAAGAGAATGTAAGATTTGAACCTGAAGAAATTATCGAACTAAAAAATAATCCTTTTGATGATTATGCTTATGGCTTATCAGATATACACCCTATTATATATTTAGTAGACTTAAAAGATTACGCAGAACGAGACATAGGAGCAGCATTAAATAAATATGCTATATCTCGATTCGATATATCTTGTGGTTTACCAGACATACCATATGGACCAGATAAAATTAATGAAGTTGTTGATGCATTTAACAATCTAGGTCCGGGTGAAGATATAATACATGGTAATGATATAACTATCAAAGAGTTGGGAGGCACCCAACGAGCATTTGAATATGGAAAGTATACTGATGATTTATTGAGAAAAATACATATGGCACTTAAAGTACCTATGACTATGTGGAGTGACCCAGACAAGGCACGTCCTATATTTGAACCATATGTTAATTATTTACAGTCTGCAATAGAAGGGGCACTCAATGCCCAATTAATGCCTCAATTAGAAAGTGGTGAAGCTAAGTTTAAGTTCCGCCAAGTAAACATTGAAGATGCATTTACTAAAGCTAAGACAGACATGATATATTTATCTGAAGGTGTTTTATCACCCGGTGAAGTTCGAGAAGAACGTGGCCTTGACCCTGAAGGAGTAGTAGAATTAGATATGGAAACTTCCGAAGATGTAAAGGCGTCTCCACTAGAAGGAGGACCGGGCAGTAAGAATGCCAATGTATCTGGAGGAAAGGATACAGATAAAAGAGAAGAAAGTGTTAGAAAGCAAAACAGAGGTAATAAACCCTCTGCTAATGCAACAGGAGATAGAAAATGACTTACGACAAATGTAAAACATCCGTTAGTGCAACACTAAAAAAGCGGGGTTTTGATGACCCTGATGAGCTTGCCGCCGGCATGTGTAGCATGTGGGCTAATGAGAATGGCGTAGAACGTCAATTCGGAGAAGAAGGAAAGCCTACCGAACCAAAACGTAGAACATTTGGTGTTTCCTTGGGAGAAAATTCCCAACTTACATTTAATAGCGAGGAGGGAGTTGACTCAGTCACATTCCCCGTGATAGCTATTACATCTGGCCTTCACACTTATGAAGAAGAAGGTGCAGAACAAAAGGTTTATATAGAACCAACCATTTTAAAAAGTAATATGGAAGCTTTTAAAGAGCTCCCAATTTACATAAACCATCAGAGAACGCCTGAGGATTTAATCGGCATGGCTACTGAGCCTCAGTTGATTGAGATGGAGAATGGTAAGAATGCAGTGCAAATGATGGCCAAGGTCGATAATAAAACCGGTCATGGTCAGGAAGTGTTGAACAAAGTCAAAGACGGGGATATGACTCATGTTAGTATTGATTGGTTTTCCAATGATATTGACGTCATGGGTGACACCTATGCCACACAGTTACGTCCCACGGAAGTTAGTTTCATTGACAACGAAAAAATGGACCCCGTCTGCAAGGAATGTACAATAGGAGAAGAAAAGGAATGTGATTCACAAGCTGAAGATGACGACCACGACTGTGGTTGTGGTGGACATGAAGAAGCATGTGAATGTAAAGACGGACCAACAGAGGAAGAAACTATGACAGAAGAAGACTCTAAAAAATCCGACGCAGAGAATATCGTCGAACGCGAATTCGCTTCTCTACGTTCACAACTAGAAGAAGCAGAAGCATCTAAGAAGCAAATCGAATCTGAATTTAAAGCAGCTATGAAAGAGCTAGAAGCATTCAAAGTAGCAGAAGAAGAGAGAGCAGCAAAAGAAGCAGAAGCTAAAAAGTTAGAAACTATAGAAGCAATTATATCCAAGGAAGTTCTTTTTGGTACAACCAAAGAAGAAACCAAGGATGCTCGTGTCGAGGAATTAACTGCTTGGGATGAACCAAGGCTGACTGGATTCAGCGACGCACTCGCAGCAATGCCTGTCCCTGAGGAAACAGAGAGACAATTTGGAAAGGGTAAAACCCAAGAAAAAGAATCACCTGTAGAAGAGACAGAAAGGACATTCGCTGTTGAGATGAACAAAGACGGAAAAATTCGTCTAAACAAAGAATTACTAAGAGGTAATTAAATATGGCAACAGAAATTTTAGTTAATGACGGCGGTGCCCCAGCAAGAATTTTACCATTCACAGCTGCATCCGCTGTAACGGCAGGAGATGCCCTAACCATAGACAGCGCAGGAAAAGTTGTTCCCGGAGCAACTGGTTTAGCTACCGGATTCAAGGAATATGTTCTTGGATACGCTCTAACAACTGTGTCAGCAGAAGAACTTTGCAGTGTTATCACTGGTAAAGGAGTTTTGCTTAAGGCAAACTGTGCAGCAGACGTACTCACAGGTAAAGGTGCTCACTTGAGCGCTACCGCAGGAAGATTAGCATTAAACACTACACTTGGACAACCAAGCGCAGTATGTACTTCCGGCGCAGCAGCAATAGCACTAAAACCTATCGTAACGGTATAAGGAGTAAACAATGGTCGCACTTAACGAAAACTTAGCAGCCGGTGTACTTACGTCCCTTAACACAGGGGCCGTAGACGGTGGTGTAGGAGAAAGAGTATTAATTGATTATAAAGACGCAATAGAAGACTACAAAGTAGTTAATCTACCAGCGCTATCAATGTTCTGTGAACCTATGACTACAGAAACTGGCGGTGATATTGATATCACTTTCGCAAAACCCTCAATGGGTATGCAAGAAATCAGCGAAGGTAACACTCCGCAATACCAACACACTAACTTACGCTCCGAGAGAGTGTCAGTTGATGAATGGGGTATAGCAATTGGTGTAACCCGAAGAATGATTGAAGACTCACGATTTAACGAAGTAGAAATGGCTTTGAACGAAGCTCGCAGAGCTGTCGACAGACACGTAACCAAACACGTTGTATATGCACTTTTCGGAATTGCAGATGCAACATTAAAAACCGGTCTAACTGGTGGTACCGTCTCTATTCAAGACAACACAGCAGAATCTGTTATCACAACTTTCGCAACTGCCCCAAACGGTGGTTTCTTAGGAAGCGGTGGTACAGTTAACGAAGGACGTATCTACTCATACGGTAATACATCAGACGCAATCCTAGAAGCCGCCCACTATGTGGACGACGGAGGTTCAGCAGGAGCAGTTGTCTTAGCAAAAATTACCGATGCTATGGAATTAATCGGTGGTCACGGATACAACGCATCAGCTTTGATGATTTCACCCGGTCACTACAAGACTATCTTAAACTTGGCAGACTTTACAACTGCAACGTCAAACGCAGGAAGATATGTGCTTGACACACCAGTTAACAAGACTTCCATAACAGGACTCATTGGAAGCATATACGGATTACAAGTATATGTTAACGCATGGTGTCCACCTGACAGATATCTTGTTTGGGATGAAGCAGAAAAGCCTATGGCTTATGTAGAAAGAAGACCATTGACTGTTGAAGAGGCAAATCCCGGATTTGGAATTGTCGGTTCATACATGTCTATGAGATACGGTTTGAAAATTACGAAACCAGCAGCTGGTGTAGTAATAATTAACGCTTAGATTTAATCTAGCTTAATTTAAACTTCAAACGCAAGAGGCTTGGAGGAGAGCCTCAATCTCCTCCACTTTACACTTATTATTTATTATGGGAAAGAACGAACTAATTAATGGAAACCCCGCAGAGGGGTCTACCAAACCATGGGTTCTTTCTCAAGTTACATCTGGTGCACAAGGAGGAACTGGTGCGCAAGGTGGTGATGGACCACAAGGTACAGCTGGTACAGCTGCATCTCAAGGTACAGCTGGTTCTCAAGGAACAGATGGTACACAAGGTACAGATGGTTCTACTGGTTCTCAAGGTACTACTGGTAATACAGGTACACAAGGAACTAATGGTACACAAGGCTCCCAAGGAACCATAGGACCTACTGGTGCTCAAGGTAACGTAGGAACTCAAGGTACGGATGGTACACAAGGAACTAATGGTACACAAGGTAACGTAGGAACACAAGGTAATGTAGGAACACAAGGTACAGATGGTACACAAGGTACGACAGGTACTCAAGGTACAGATGGTACGCAAGGAACTACTGGTACACAAGGTACTCAAGGCATTCAAGGAACTGATGGACTGTTTGGTGGTAACAGTATAGAATTCAATTATAGTAGTTTTGATATATCTGCTGGTTCGCCGGGCCAAACGAACTTTGGTTTTAATATCGCATTACCCGGTGGAGGAAGTCTTCCTAATTATGGTTTAATTTCTAAAGTAGGTATTTCTGACTTTGATATAAACTCTACTGATGTAAGCGCATGGAATGATTCACTTGATGACGGTTCAAGTACTGTTAGAGGTCACTTAAGAATTTTTAGAACAAATGATTCAGATAAATGGGTAACATTTAATATTACTGGTGCTAACTCAGCAGGTGGTGCAGGGGCTACAGCTTACGAGGAAGTACAAGTACAATATGTAGACAGTAACGGCACGTTCACTAGTGGTGATGATTGTGTTATTACATTTGTCCAAGCTGGTGATGCTGGTTCTACTGGTGGAGGAGGTAGTCAAGGAACGGTAGGCGCTCAAGGAACTACGGGTACTCAAGGTAACGTAGGAACTCAAGGAACGGATGGTACTCAAGGAACTGATGGTACTACAGGTAGTCAAGGTACACAAGGTAGAGTAGGTGACACTGGTACACAAGGAACTACTGGTACACAAGGTACTAATGGTGCTCAAGGTGTTCAAGGTGATACTGGTCCTATGGGAAATCCCGGTGACCCGGGCCCACAAGGTAATGTAGGTGCTACTGGGTCACAAGGTGCTGTTGGAACTCAAGGAACTACTGGTACACAAGGTACAGATGGTACACAAGGTACAGATGGTACACAAGGTACGACAGGTACTCAAGGTAACGTAGGAACTCAAGGAACAGATGGTACGCAAGGTACAGATGGGACACAAGGTACAGACGGTACACAAGGAACAGATGGTGCTACAGGAGGTACAGGAAGTCAAGGTACAGATGGTACACAAGGAAATGTAGGTGCTACTGGGTCTCAGGGTACTGTTGGAACTACTGGGTCTCAGGGTACTGTTGGAACTACAGGAACTCAAGGTACAGATGGTGATACTGGTAGTCAAGGAACTGATGGAGATACTGGTTCTCAAGGTACTACTGGTAATACAGGTACACAAGGTACAGTCGGAACTACAGGAACGCAAGGTAACGTAGGAACTCAAGGAACGGATGGTGCAACCGGAAGTCAAGGTAACATAGGTGCCACTGGTCCTCAAGGTACAAACGGAACTACAGGTAGTCAAGGTACTGATGGTACACAAGGTACAGATGGAACTACTGGAAACACTGGTACACAAGGAACTGATGGTACTACAGGTAGTCAAGGTATTCAAGGTATACAAGGTGTTTCTGCTGGTGCAGCTTCACAAGGTACTACTGGAGCACAAGGTACAGATGGTGCTACTGGAGGAACAGGAAGTCAAGGAACAGATGGTGCACAGGGTACAGATGGTGCTACAGGTAGTCAAGGTACTGTAGGAAATACAGGTTCTCAAGGTAATGTAGGAACTACAGGTACACAGGGTACAGATGGTGATACAGGAAGTCAGGGTACAGATGGTACTACTGGTAGTCAAGGAACTGTTGGAAATACAGGAACTCAAGGAACGGATGGTACTACAGGTAGCCAAGGTACTGTAGGAAATACAGGTACACAGGGTACAGATGGTGATACAGGAAGTCAGGGTACGGATGGTGATACAGGAAGTCAGGGTACGGATGGTACTACTGGTGCACAAGGTACAATCGGTACACAAGGTATTCAAGGAATTAGAGGTTTGGAAGGTGCTCAAGGAACTACTGGTACTACTGGAAACACAGGAACTCAAGGAACAGATGGTGCGACAGGAAATACTGGAAGTCAAGGAACAGATGGTGCAACAGGAAATACTGGAAGTCAAGGTACTATTGGTAATACAGGTACACAAGGTATTCAAGGTATTAGAGGTTTGGAAGGTGCTCAAGGTGCTCAGGGTATTTCAGCTGGAGCTGCTTCTCAAGGTACTACTGGGTCACAGGGTACAGATGGTACTGCTGGAGGAACAGGAAGTCAAGGAACAGATGGAACTCAAGGAACAGACGGTTCAACAGGAAATACAGGAAGTCAGGGAACTAATGGAACTCAAGGAACTACTGGCACACAAGGCACGCAAGGTGTTCGTGGACCAATAGGTAGCACAGGACCACAAGGTGCTGACGGTGATACAGGTTCTCAAGGTACAACTGGTGCTGGAACACAAGGAACTGTAGGTGGGCAAGGTATTGAAGGACCACCCGGTACTCCCGGCGCACAAGGTACACAGGGTATAAAAGGAGATACTGGTTCGACAGGAAGTACAGGAAGTCAAGGAACTACAGGTACTGCTGGAGGAACAGGAAGTCAAGGAGCTACTGGTGCTGGAACTCAGGGTACTACAGGTACAACAGGTAATACAGGAAGTCAAGGAGCAGGTGGTTCTAATGGTTCAACTGGTTCTCAAGGAACCCAAGGTACAATTGGTGCAACAGGTGGCGGTGGCGGTGGTGGTACTACTATTTCACACGCAGGTTCAGCTGGTTCAGCACTAACAGACATTGCTGGAAACCCTATAACATATTTCCCATCTGGAGCACCTGTAGAAATGTATGATATGGCAACTGTAGGTGCACCTAATGGTTATGCTTACGCAAACGTAGGTGGAAACAAATATTGGCCAGTATGGTCGCCATAAGCTTTATATACTACACTATCTTATTTAATAATATATACGACGTATAGCACGAGCTAGCGAAGTGAGGTATATAATCATGGCAAATTTCAAATCAGCAATTTTAACGACAGGCACAGCTACAACATCAGCAGGTGTAGTACATACATATGTAGACCCTATAGATGTTTCAAATGAAGACAGAATGTCTTTTCAATTTTATAATCCTAATGGTACGGATAGTCATATCAATACTATAAAAGTATATGGTAGACTAGGAGCTACTACTGGAGGTACATTGGGAGCTACACAATATTGGACTCAGATAGGAGATGATATTGTTTGCAGTGGTAGTGCAAGTATGCTAAAAGCTATATCTACAACTGGATTGAATTGGGTAGGAGTGACCGTTTCTGGTACTACAACATTCAGTGCTAATAATGAATGGGCTGTTTTAAGACAGGCTTAGGTAGATGACAGTTTATTACTCGAAAGGTGGTACTTCTGGGAGCCCATTAGACTTTCATACACCCTCTAACTGGAACGACGCTCCGGGCGGTGGCGGTACAGATGCTACTAGTTTATCGGGTCACGATTTAATACTTCAAGCTAACGATTATTATGAAGTTACAGCGGACGCAACTATAGGTTCGTTAACAACAGAAGTAGATAGTCATTTAACTGGAGCAAGTGGATTTACTATTTATGCTAATGGTAAAGATAGTAGTAATTATACTTATAATTTAGATGGAACATTAGATAATGATAATCAATTAAATTTATCTGTAACCTATGCAGGTACTACTAATTTAGATGTAGAACCTCAAACAGCTAACTATCTTAGAAATTTAACATTAAGTCACGCAAGTCTCGTAGCTACTTTACAAAGTCAATTAGTAGTAAAAGATAAGATTAATATTATAAATGGAGAACTTAATTGTGGTGCTGTTAATATAGCTAGTGAGTTAGCTAATTTAGAAATACATAAAACAAACTCAGCAGCTAAGTTAGATTATGGTACTAACACAGTTACTTGTGGTAGATTAGGAGAATCTAATGGGGGTGTCGGTAAGATAGAAGGTACTGGTGCCGCTATTGCAGGAACTGGCGGTAAGATAATTGTCCAAAAAACAGGTAATCTACGCATTATTGATTTAGGAGCTACAGCGGTATTTACTGGAACAGTTGTTATAGAATATAATGGTAATCAGAGTTCAGGACTCGCTTCACAAGATTTGAGAGCAAGTTCAGGTACTTACGATTTGATTGTTAATTGTGAT